GCTACCGCTGCCGCCTTGCCGATCGCCATGTTCGCTTTGCTGAACAAGCCGGCGACGGTAGCGCGGCGACGGGCTCGCGTAAAATTTACGACTGCTCCGGCAATGGCCTCATAGATTTCTGCCAGTATTTCGCCGTCGGCGATAGCGTCGGCAAATGCTTCTGGTTGTATGCCGGCGTCGCCCAGATTTGGGGCTAGAATGGCCGCCGCAGTTTTGGCTAGTTTCACGTCGTCGATTGCCAATTCTGCGGCTAGCGTGTGCTGTTGCTCATAATCGAGCAGGTCTACGCCGGTTTCTTTGCAGACTCGTTCGACGGTTAAAAAATTTAACGATAAATCCCAGACACGGCCGTTTTTATCTTTAAAAGTAGTGTTTAGGCTTTCCATCGGCGCGGCTCCTTTGGAACTAAAAAACAAACCGGCACCCGGTAACGCGCCGGGGCCGGCTGTTTATTTTTTTAAAACTAACCGGACCATCCGGAGGGCGCTGTGCTGCCCCAATCGGTATTCCCAGACGGCTCTAGCGAAACGGAAACAGTCACGGCCTCGGATAGGCTCTCGTTTCGGCTGAAATTCGTTACAACAAAATCGGACCACAAGCCGGTCCCGCTTGCACCGTCTAGAAAGCTGGCTGCTATTTCGGTCGAGCCTTCCCACGCGGTAGAAATTGCCGTAAATCCGGCGTCTGTGGTGTCGTATACCATGTCAAACGATACGCTGCCAGATTTTAAAGTCGATAGGCTGGCTTTCCATCCAGAATTAGAGCGCGTGGTGATGTCTGCCGATTCGGTGCTCAAATCAATCGTTACGTCTTTAATATTCGTCAATTCTGTGGTCGCCGATACGCCGGCGGTGCCATAGTATGCTTTACAGTTCATTCCTAAAACGCGAGCCATGTTTTTTTCTCCTTTGTATTTTCTAGGATGGTAGGCGAACGTCGGCGCCGCCAATAAGTTTTTTTAAGTGTGGATTCTTTTTTATAAAATCCGGCAACGCTTTTTCTTTTGCCGGTCCCATAAAGGGGCGGGGTTTTATTTTCGTGGCGCGGCGGCCAATTTTAGATTTACCGCCATACTCTAGAGCCTGGATTTTCTTTGTTCCGGTTCTTGTGAATTTAACGGGGCCAACTACTACGCCGCCGCTCGATTTTTCTAATGCGTAAAAGATACTGCCACGTAAGCCGGGTTTTACGTGCCCTCGGGGTGGCGTATTTGGTGCCGATACTTTATTCCCTTTACCACCGGGCCGGATAAGTCGCCGGGCGGTTTTCATAAGGTAGCCTCCGGCCGCGCTCATTGCCTTTAATTTTTGTGCGTCGGCGCGTTTCCGTAATGCCGGGTCATCAAAAAAAGTTCCGACGGTTCCGGCAATACTTATTGACCCGGTTCCGCTACCGCCGAATCGTTTTTTATTCCATCCCACCGCTATACCTCCCGGCTATAGGTAACGGTGATCGTTGACGCGAATTGGTTTAACTGCTCTGCGAAATCGCGTTCATATAGTTCAGGCTGTGTTGATCCGGTCCAGTCGCAAGCCGCTATTGCCACGCCTGAAATCGCGTTCCTGATTTCTTCGCACAAGAGCAGGCCGTCGCCGATATTGTCCTCGGCGTCGGCCTCGCATGGCTTAAAAACTGCGATCCCTACTTCTATGGTTTCTTGTCGCTTGCCCCGTGTGTATTGCTCCTCGGCTACGCTGTCCGGGTATACAACGACGGTAGGGCCGGTGATACTTTCGCGGGTAAAATCCGCCAGACGTTCGGCCGTGGCCGTAAAGGTTTCCGTAAACGTCGCGGCGTTTAGGTTGTCCCGCAATGCTTCGGCGATTGCAATAGATTTATCTGGCATTTTTTAGGTTATGGAAATTTGTGTTGTGTGTACGCGAATTACGCGGCGTGCCGGGTCGGCGTAGCGGTAAACTGCCTCGGTTCCGGGGCCGGTTATTTCGTATGTATAAGTTTTACCGGTTGCGGTGTCGTATTCTGCCAACGTGTCGCCGCGTACTGGCAAGGTTAAAACACTGTTTAAAATCAGGTCGGCGGTTTTAAATAAAAAGTCCCTACTTTCTACCGTTTCGATAACACCGCCCGAGGTTTCGCGTTCGTAAAGCGATTTACCGGGGGCGGCGCGGAGCGTGACACTATAAACGCCGCGCGTGTATGTCACGGCCCCGGCCGCCGATGCTTTCAAAGCTACTTCAAGCGATTTACCTATCGCATCCCAGACCATCTTAGGTAATAAGCGCCTCAACGCTGCCGATTCCGTCCGTTGCAACAACCGGAATCCCAAAGGCTTCGGCCGGGAATGGTGCGGGCTGTCCGGTGGCGTTCGTAGCCGTTCGGCTGGATTGCAACTGCGACAGACTGCGACGGTTCATAGCGATAATGCTAGGCGCGCGGGCGGCGGGGAATTGCTCAATGGCAGACGCGATAAGTGCGTCTGTTAATCCCTTACCACTATCGGCAGTGATGTTGATGATCCGGCCGACTGAGTAAATTGACCCCAACTGAAGGCCGACCCACGCCTCGATCGGCGTATAGTAGGCACTATAGAAGCCAGTCGCACCGGCTACCTGCTGGACAACGGATTCGCCTATCTCAATGTTTCCGTTTTGGCCGAGTACCACGGCGGCGTCGGCGTCGCCGGTTCTAATCAGGTAAACACTCGATCCCGTGTCGGCGGTGGTGCCTCCGGCGTCGATTGTCAACGCATCGGCGATAGCATCCAATGACGTAGAATTTGCAAAGCCGGAAAAACCGCCAGAGTCGGCCCCGGTGCCGTCAAAAATCTGGCTTTCTGCCGAAGCAAAAGCGGCGCGAATGTGCCGGGCTGCTTCGCGGGCGATAAGCGCCTCAGGTCCTGCGAAATGAGCGTCGGCAACGGCTTTATCAACACGAAACGATCCGTCGAGAATTTTCAAAGCGGCGGTAACCAAGGTATCCTCGGAATGGTCATTTTCGCGGCCGTCATTTGCCGCCCTAAATCCAACCGATGGCTGACCTGTGTATTTTAGATACTTATGATCAGTGCCATTACTGGCGACCAGTGCGGGCATTGCCCCAAGGACCGGGGCGTCGTCCAGAATGTCGCTGCAACCGGCATCTATAGCGTTTTGGTCGTTGATGGTGGCAAGTGCTGCCACATCTAAATAGTCGTTAGCCATTTCATTAGGCTCCTATGTAAAAAGTTCGTGGATTCCGCGGGGGGCGGTCTAGTTTCGTTTCGGTAATTTAATTAAATCGGCAAGCCCTGCGCGTCCGTTTTTGCTCGGTGGCGGGGCGGGTGAAAAATCAAGGGCTGCGGCGTCCGGTTCGCCGTTCATTTTCTGAACGGCGGCCATTTGCGAACGTAGGCGGGTATTTTCCGCTTTTAGTTCTGCGATTTGGCTTGAAATAAGTTCGTAGTGATCGGCCTTCGCATCGTCGAAAGTCTGCCCGGCGAGGAGCATTTCCACACCCTTTTCTCCAAAGGCTTCAGAGAATCGCCGCACTTCTTCAATTTCTACAGTTTCGGATTCTGCGGCCATTTCAGCCGGGGCGGCTTTCTGCTCGGCGGGTTCCTCGGCGGGTGCTTCGGGAATCGCTACGCATTCGGTCCCGTCTTCGCTGATTTCGTAGCCTTCCGGGCAAAGGCCGTCCACTGGCTCCGGCGGTCCATCGTGATCGGGTTCGTGGTCTAGTTTTTTATCTTCAGCCATTTTGGATTTGCTCCAGTGTGCGGTAATTTGGGGTTTATTCGATAAAAGTTCTGTGCTGGTGCCTTGGTCGGCGCCGTAGGGTGCGACTGCGACGCCGCGACAAGTCCAACGGCGGACGATTACAGCGGGGCCGGTTAATTCGTAGCCGTTTACGCTGGCGGTCTCACCGTCTGCGATGTCTTCAAGTTCGAGCGGTTCGCCGGCAAAATTGATCGATGCCTCGTAGGGTACGCCTTTGCCAGATTTAAAAATAATTTCTGCGGCGCGGTCCTGCGGCGTAAAGGATACAAGCCGGCCGGTAGCCTTCAGGCCGTCCGGTGTGGCGGTTAGGTTGTCGAGGTATCCAATGACCTCGCTATCGTTGTGGGCGTAGTCGATCGGAATTGAATGCTTATGCTCTACTCCTTCGATATCGTGCGCGATTATTCCCCAGTAAGGGTGTTCTATCGGCTGGCTACTTCTCGCAAGCATAGAAACGGCGCGGGTGGTTGGGTCGTCGATATCTTCGGCCATTTCTAGATTTTCGGCGGCGGCCGTTAGGTGTGCCGCTTCTATTTTTTTGTCTTTATTCATTATCATTCTTCCTGTGGGTCGGCGTTTAAAATTTGCCGCTCTACCATTTCTTCAGCTTTCTCTCGAATAACGCCAACGCTCACGAGAATCTCGACTGCTACCTGTGGGGCGATAACCCCGGCGGCCGCTTTCTCTAATACGTCAATAACTGCGCCCACCTGCGCACCGTTTAGGCTAATTTCTAGACTTTCCTCGCTTGCAATCGGTTCTTTTATTTCGTCTATATCTTCGGTGGCGGTTTGTTCCTCTACGTCGATTATTGACGAATTTTCTGGCGGTGCGTCGGTTGCGTTTTGGTCGGCCGGGGGTGCGGCGGTATCGGCGCCGGGGCCGAAATCAACGGAAACGTTTTTTTCACGCAGGTAGGCTTCTTCATCTGCCAATTGGTTTACGTGTTCCCGAAAATCTACCGGGATGGGCCGGCTTTTTAGAATTTCCGTTCGGGTGCGCAATCCGCTTTGAATCGCGGCCACCTCGGCGGCTATTTCCTCACCTGGTCGCCACCATGGAAGGCCGGTGGGTATCCATTCCCACGCTAATTCGCCGCCGCTAGGCGGGGCGGCTATCTTGCCGGCCGCTAGGTCATTTGTAAGCCACCATGTCGTTATCTTATTTAACAGTTCTATGAGGTCGGCGCGTTTGTTTTCTGCTGATTTTTGATAATGCAGGAGGGCGCCGCGGCTGCCGAAAAAATTGGTAAAATTTTCGCTGTAAAAGCTATAGGGTAAATCGAGCGCCTTCATTGCCAAGCTAATCATGGTCTGGTTAAAATCGACGAATTCTTTGGCGGGCGTTTTACTCTCCAAGAATTCGGCGCGGTCGCCGGGGTCTAGGTCGAGTTTCACCGGGCCATCCCCAAAAGATACGTCGTATCCTCCGGCGCCGTCGCTTTCGGTGTCGCCGATATCGTCGAAACTATCCCCGCCATCGCGGTAGAAAACGAGGCCGAATAATTGCGACACCTTGGCGCGTGCTAGTGCGTAATCGAAATTTTCGTAGGTGTCACGTAGCGGATTAACTGCGACGGCTAGCGGCGATATGCCTCGTATTTGGTCGAATCGCTGATAATACGCTAGGAAAAGCGTGTTCTGTGCCTGTACCGTCCGCTGGTATTCATATTGGCCGGATGGGGTGCGGTTGTGGACCGCGTAGCCGGTGGCCATCCCGGCGGCCGTGTGGCGTACCCCTTGGGTGTATTCTGCCTTTAACGCTGCGACGTTTTGCGGGTCGCGGATTCGGTCACTTTCAATTGCTTGCAAATGGCCGCTGGTGTATTTGACCAAAAGACAGTCGCCGTCTATGGTTCTGCGGGCCTCGGCTAGCCGTAGGAATCTGGCTAGGCCATGCCGGCGGGCTAGGTCGCAGTTATCCGGGCGACTGTGCTCGTTTACCAATGCCTCTAGGCGCTGATTTGTGGCCGGGTCGGGCGTGGTCGCTCTAAAATTAAAAGAGGCCACGTAGTCTAGGTGCCTGCGAATCATCCACGCGGCCACCGCGTAATTTTGGTCGAGGTCGCGGGCGTTCGCGGTTAGCTGCTGGCGACTGCGTGCGGGTAGCATCGCGTCGGCACTTTTCAAACGGCTATTTGGCGTTTTTCTCTTTGTACCTGTAGCCGAACCGTCATAACCTAGTTTTTGCGGGCTAGGGCGTTTTTTCCTGTTTTTCGTTTTTGCCATGCGCTAGTTCATTTTGATTCTAGAGACGCGCGAACGTGTGCCCTGCTCTAGTGAGTACCGTTTCCGCCAGTATTCAAGCTCCTGAATAGCGGCGGGGCGGTTGTAGGTTGTAGAAACGCCATCAATTGAGATAGAAACGGGGCCGGCGGGGTTTTCTGCTAGTCCTACCTCAAGGGCGTCAATGATCGCCTTGACGTTCGTAGAGACGGCGGCCGTACCGTCTGTAAAATTGATATTTTGCACCATAAGTGCCCAGATTTTACCCCTGGACCCCTGGGGTAAAAGGGCAAAAGTCGGCAATGCCGATATTTAGTGCCGGTGGGTGTGCCTGTCGACGCGATATTGCCCGCATTTTTTACACTGGGTCCGGTTCCATGTAGTGGTGCCGCCATTCCAAACCAGCGGGGCGCGTGTTTTATGGTATCGGGTGCGGTCTGTGGATTTGCATTTTGGGCAATTTGTCAATTCGCCCTCTACTCTCGGCAGAGTAGCGGCCAACGGTACGGCCGCCTCGGCAATTTCCGGGGCCGGGGTCTTTACCTTTTCAGGTTTAGGGGTCGATCGTTTGCGCGGCTTTCGTTT